GAATTCGTGTTAGGCAATTGGAAGGCAATTAGGACCGGTGATTGGTCCGTCATTCTCCTTGGGAAAAATGAAACCCAGGAGTTTGAGTTGGAGGTGCGCGTGTTAGAACAAGCATTTCCATTTATTATTGCCAATAAGGAGGTAGAGCTGAAGGATAAGTTCAACCTCACCAAGGATGGGTACGATAAGCGATTGAAAGCTGCTATTCAAAAAGCTAAGACATTGATTTCGCGATGTACCAGCACTCAACAAAAAATGAGTGTATCCAATTTTGTAAAGTCATTGACCGACAAACAAGCACAAATATATGCTTCGGTCGCTGATGCCCCGCGTAAGATGCAAGCGTATGCATTGAAGCTTTCTGGACCATCTGGTACTGGGAAGTCTACTCTGCTGAATATGAATTCGAAAGTGCTTCTTAACGCTTACAATCACGATCCTTCTGAGAGAGGTCAGGTTGTGTTCACTAATATATCTGAAAGATATGAATCAACCATTTTGCCTAATCACAAGATCATTTGTGCTGATGACGTAGCCAATAATAAGAACGAGAAACCAAATTATGATAGGATTCTCAACTACGTTAATACAGTACCCCGTCCGCTAGAGAAAGCAGACGTTAAAGAGAAGGGTATCTATTACCCAGGCAACGATGTGTTGATGGTTACGACCAATGATGCAACGCTGCGAGTTCTCGATTGTTCCTCATGCCCAGAAAGCATTTTACGACGCTTCACTTTAGATGTCGTCGTGGAAGCTCGGCCGCAATTTAGGAACGCTTATGGAGGATTAATGAAATTCAAGGAACCACGTTATGATGTATATAAATTAACTTTACGTAGGTTCAGTCACATCGCTTTTGATAAGGATGGAGAGAATCCGGAGATCATTTGGGACACAATCCCACGTGAAATTTGGAATCCTTTTGACGATGAAGATCATGATTTTGCTGCCATGTGCAGCTTCATAAGCAAGGATGTAAAGGACCACATCAAGCAACAAACACAACAGGAGGAAGCTCAACGCAAGTTGGATGAGTGTACCTTTTGCCGGAAGTGTGGTTGCCCAGATGTTTTGTGTTACTGCGTATTCCCAGCACAATGTAAGTGC